CGCATGTCGGGCCCACTTGGTCGTACTGTTCTCTGATTGCAAAGCCGCGATCTCGGTCAGAAGGCGGTCCCGCAACGCCGCTGAGTCCTCAGCCGAGAGCACGGGCGTGGCCACGGCCCGTGCCGATCCCCGCGCTTGGCCATTGCCCTGGACGTGCGGCGGAAGACGTAATGCACCGGGCAATTGGGCCGGACTAATCGCGGGATTCGTTTTTGAGCTCCCCGCCCCTACGGCCGGCGACATGGGCGCTGGGGCACAGAGATCGGGCGCATCGAGATCGTCCTCGCCCGCAATGCCGACCAGCGTGAACAGTGCATAGCGGCGGGCATAGGTCAGCGCGGCACCCATCCGGTGCGGGTTGGCAACCTCCGCCACCGAACAGACGGGCCAGTAGGAGGCGATCCATTCGCCCGATGAATGGGCGAGCAGCGTCGTCAAATTCAGCATCCGGGAAGCTTGATCGACTGCCGTGGTTTGGATGACGGCGATCTCATGCTCGCTCAGCGTCTTGCGAACAATTTCGAGCCCGCTCGACAGGGGCGCGTAGCGGAAGGTGCGTTCCGTCTCGCCAGCTCGTCCGGTTCGGATGGTCGCGGTGAGCGATTTTTCCGGGTTGACGAGGTGGGCTTGCGCCTTGGCCAGGGCAGCGGCCAAAGCGGCGAACGATTCACTGGATCGATGCACGGGCGGCCTCCGTATCGAGAACATCGAAGCTCACCGCCCCCGATTTGGAGCGCTTGGCCCGCACGCCATGCCCGATCGCTTCCTTGGAGTCCTCGGGCATTAAGGTCTTGAGCTCGGTCTTTGCCCGTTCATGGTCGAGGAAGGCGCCGCGCGTGTTGCGGAACAAAGCCGCAAACTCCGCCCAAGAGTTGGACGCGCTCATGTCGACAATGCGGATCGCCTCGATGCGGGCGCGCGGCGGCTCGGCGCCGAAGAGGCGAGGGGGCTCGCCGCTCTCCACGCAGCGCCAGAACTTTTTTTCCGCCGTTAGCAGGAGATGCTGGTAGAGGGAGTCCGCCGCGAGCTTGATTTCGACCCACTTGCCGCCGCCGGTAATGATCGAAAGCACCGCGCCTCTGGCGTTGGTGACCCACATATTGTGTTGGACCTGGGCCATGTGTTTCTCGGCCGCCGCTTCTTCCGAGAACGACCAGGGCAGCATGAATTTGGCCTCGAAAACTGCCCCGCTGCCTGCGACCATCCCGTCAAGGGTTGCCCCCATCCAGCGGAGCACCGGATGCCGGAGCCGATGCTGGACGCATTCGATCCTTTGCCCGGTGTTGCGCTCGTACCAATGCCGGTTGAGCGGTTCGGTCACCACGCCGAGCTGGACGATGAGGTTGCCGGAGAGGTCCTCCGGCTTGATTTGGCCCCGTTTCTCTTGCCAGAGGCGGATGAGGGCGCCTTCATCGTCGCCCATGATGATCCGGGCGTCGGAGCCGCCGATGAAGCCTCTCCTGTTTGGGTAAATGTCTCCCGTTGGCTGTTCCATGAGGTTACACCCTTTTATATCTATTTACGATATAAATATCTAAAATAGATTGCATGGCGTGTCAATCTATTTTCGACGGATTTGATGGAATTAGCCTCTTTTGCCATGCTTCCCGGCAATGATCACCTCGGCACAATGCAGAGCGGCTCGCGGACTCCTCGACTGGACGCAACAGGAGCTTGCAGATCGAGCCGGACTTGGCATTGTGACCGTTCGCCAGTTCGAAGCCGGATTAAACGAACCTCGTAGAGCGACTCTGGAAGTAATTAGGCGCGCGCTGGAAGCGGCCGGCGTGGAGTTTATCGACGAGAACGGTGGTGGGCCCGGCCTGCGGTTGCGCAAGAGTCAGCGGGGCAGGAAATCAAAAGCGTGATTGCAGGGTGGAGGCTCATGAGGTGTTCACGCGACAGCGGCGCGACCAGATGGAATCTGGAGGCGGTTGGGGGTCGATCCGAGACGTCAGGGAGAACGCTGAGCCGCCGCTGCGCAGGAAGGAAGCAGGCGTGTTCACTACGCGATAGTTTCAGCTCAGCACGGCTGAAGCATCCGCGCTGACGGTGCTGACGCAAAAGACCAAAGCCCAACGGCCTTCCCTGCCGGCTCGGCGCAGCTGGGGGGCCATCGAATATTTCGAAAAGTTGCTTGTCGACCGCAGCCTCAGAGTTCGGCTCTCAAGGGAAGTTGTCGCCTCAGCGGGTGCTTGAAAGGACAGCTCACTTGATTGCGGCTGCATGATCATCCCTCGGGCTAAACGCCTTCCCAGGAGACTCCGCAGCCGCACTGGCGTGCGACGGCCTGCTCATCGCCGCAGCCGAGGAGAAGTGCTTTGGCCCCCAAGCACTGGAGAGGCTTCCCGTCGCAAGCCATCGCCTGTTCCCTGCGTGAGAAAAGTCTCTTCCGGAGCGGCGGGTCCTCAATGTTCGATCGCAAGCCCCGCAGTTGCATCCGGGAATTCATCGGTAGCGTCTGTTGCGTCAGCGCTCCTGGCCCCCAGCGCAGTCGCGAAGCGCCCCGGCCTGGACAGCAACCTCGCTCAAGCATCCCGCCCATTGCCGGCAGTGCCGGCGGCCACGCGGCTCGGGTTTTCGCGAGCGAGGTCGATTCGCCGGCTTTTCCCGCTCCCGTGATAAGGGCGCAGCTGCGAGATTGAGCGGTCAAAGACATGAGAGCGACGCGATGGGGCGGCAAAACAAAGCACAATATTTCCCAGGAATTCAGCTCGTTAAAAATATGGAGACGGCGCAATTCTCGCTCGGCAGAACACGATCGACGACCGAATGCGACCGACCCTGCTATGGTGGCCACAGAAGAATAGGCCCGCCTTGCGAGGAGTCGTCCTCAGGGCTTGGGTCGCATCCGACAAACGGCAGTCCGATCCCTGTGAAAGTTTCAAACCTTGGCCCTCCGACCCATTTCAAAAATTGTGAGACGCTGTCCACCTGGTCATCGTGTCGACCATGCGGAAACGCAAGGAGCTCAAGGAGGAAGCTGTCAATCCAATCGGCGTACCTGGGCAGATGCGCGTGGCCAGCTTCGATCTTTGCTGTCTGCGCGTTCATGCGGTCCTTCTTGCTGCCCTCGGGCTTGATCCCGATGGGGTAAGTCATGCCGGGCGGCAGGTCTTGCCGCAGATCTTGCAGCAGAGCGAGGCCGGGGCCCGCCCTCTCGATTAGAATGGCTGTGGCGGCATATTTTTCCGCCAATCCGCGAACCCTGCGGCGCAGATCGGGGTAGGAGAGCCGACCACGAAACACATCGATCAGGTAATAATCCGGCCTAATAATACGCCAAGTTGTGCAGACCGAAAAATCATTGGTGTCACCAACGGCTGTGGCAACATCCCAGCTCTGAACAATCTGATCGCCAGGAGTGGGCGGGGGCAGCTGGTCATAAAACTGGAACCAATCTCGTTGAATAAGATTACCTTGCTGCGGCACGGGCCGCTGCTGATACTGGGCTGAAAACTTAAGGGGGCCCATCTCCGCCCTGGTCCGCTCGAGGGATGTTCGGCTTTCAAGCTTCGCATGAAGGACGTCGCCCTCCCGGCGGGTGAAGAACTTGTTTGGCCCGGTCTGGATTATGCTGTCCTCATGGGCGATGGCCGGCAGATCGAGATGGCGCCAGGTGCCTTGCTCGATCAAATGGCCGGCGAGATCATCCTCGTGCAGGCGTTGCATGACGACGACGATCGCCCCGCGCTCCTTGTTGTTGGGGCGGGTAATCAGGTCGCCGGTAAACCAGTCGATGACGCGTTTGCGCGCCGTCTCCGACATCGCCTCCTCGGCTTTGAGCGGATCGTCGATCACGATGAGGTCGCCCCCGCGCCCTGTGAGCGTGCCGCCCACAGACGTGGCGTAGCGGCTACCACCTGCCGTGGTAACGAGCTCTGTCCCGGTGTCCTTTGCCGGGCACATCGCAGGGAAGAGCGCGCGATACCACGGCGCCTCAACCACCATGCGGAACTGGCGATGCAGCTCGGCGGCGAGTTCATTCGAATAGCTCACGACAATGATGCGGCGTGTTGGATCGTGACCGAGCAGCCAT